AAGTCATTGATAATCAATAGTCCTTTTGTCTTATAATTACCATTATGTTAAATAGAGGCCTTAAACCTAGGCAAATTTAATGTATTTATAATTTATTGATCCTTTACTGTCTCTGATGGCAAAACTAAAAACACAGCTGTAATACTTAAGATTCAATATACTAAACTATACTACATATATTAACCAATACTAAGTGTATTATATAATATATACAATATAGTTGATAATATAACATAGTATATTATATAACCCTATTAATGTATACCAATTAACTTACTTAGTGTACTAAATACACTAACTTAATTAACATATCCTTAACAATAATTAGACAAAGTTTAATTTTTTTTGACAATTTAGCCCTATCTTTAGGATTCATTAAACACAAACAAAATGACAAACAAAATGCAAGACTCCTACAAATTTAAGTCTCACGAATTGAATTTAAGACTAGTAAAGCAAGGCAAAAAAAAGTATAAATACTTTATACCTTACCTTATTATTTTATCGTATGTTAACCTAATTAAATTTTTTAACCTTTAAACCTTTATTTTATGCTTTACTTATTCGCAGCTCAGTTAATTTTATTCTGTTTCGTTTTTGCTTACGTTGCTAAGCTATTCATTCACCTATTAATTAAAGAATAATGATAACACTACTAGAGTTGATCCTGGTAAGCTTAGTTAGCTTACTAATTTACGCACTAATTAAAACAATTTACGAAACAATAAAAACTAAATAACTATGTTAAACTTTACTAGAAAAACTTACCTCCTTTACTTTCAAGAAAGGCAGGAGGATATTGAGACCTTCTTTGCAATCAAACAATGCTGCAGGCCAGAAAGTACAAAGATTTACAAAGAACTTGAAAGGTTACACAATAAAAATAAATTCTATTCCTACGGTTACACTAGCCGCGAAGCTGAGTTTATATTTTACAAAGGATATTTTTTTAATAACTATAAAAACAAACAGAATGCAAACAGTTAACACTAGGCCAGTTTATAAGATAGCCGAGGAGATTTTGAACGATTGGACGTCTCCACATTTCGCAGCACGTCCCTACCTGGCTGCTATGCTTACAATAAACAGCCATTGCGAAAATTACGGCCAGGATACAGCCAAAAGTATTATTCTTTATTTTCTATCCAATTCAACTACTTATAGAGGATTAAAGGCCCAGGAGCTTAAAAAAGAACTAAAAACACTAATTAAATAACAAAACAAAACCTTTATTTTATGAGCACATTACTAAAATTTCAACGCGGTAACGCAAAACTAGGAAAGGAAATTTATACCTTTTCTTTGCCTGCAGGTCACAGCTGCCCTTTCGCAAACGAATGTTTAAGCAAAGCGGATCGAATTACTGGCAAATTAACAGACGGCCCTAATACCCAATTTCGTTGCTTTGCTGCATCTGCAGAGGCTGTTTATCCTGCGGTAAGGTTAGCCAGGTGGCATAATTTCGAGCTGTTAAGAAACTTAAGCAGCTCAGAGGCTGCAGATCTTATTTTAAGCAGCTTACCTGCAAAAGCTGGCATAGTAAGAATTCACGTTTCAGGGGACTTTTTTAACCAGTCTTATTTTAGGGCCTGGCTACAGGTGGCAATTGCTAGGCCTAAAGTTATTTTTTACGCATATACAAAAAGTTTAGTTTATTGGGTTAACTATATAAAGGAGATCCCAGCCAATTTAATACTTAATGCGTCCGAGGGCGGCAAATTAGACGCTCAGATATCTTTGCACGGCCTTAAATTCGCTAAAGTAGTGTACACTCCTGAGCAGGCCGAGGAGCTAGGCCTATTAATTGATCACACGGACGAAGCGGCCTATAAAACTAAGCAAAGTTTTGCCCTATTGATACACGGCCAGCAGCCTAAAGGATCAAAAGCAGGCCAGGCCCTTAAGAATCTTAAAGCTAGAAATATCCAATATTCATACACTAATTAAAAAATAATATTTTTTAGGGCCCTAATTTAGTTTAGGGCCTTTTTTATCCTTTGTTGCTATAGGCAGCTGGATCGAATCCAGGCAAAGGAGCTCACCAATTAATATTTTATGAATATCTACGGACTCAAAGGCCTTATAAAGGCCCTAGAAAAAGAAAACAGCCCAGCAAATAAATATTTGCTACAGTTTTACAATGATCTATATCAGGAGCAGCTGCAAAGTATTGCGAACCAGGTAGTAAAAAAATTAAATCAAGACCAGGAGAAAAGAAATAAACAAAGCTGGGACGAATTTTTATCAAGGTAATTACAGCCAATTTAATGAGCTTATTTTTTTTATTGATACAGTTACTCCAATAAAAAAAGATAGGCCCAAAATAGTCCTTAAAACAGCTTTAAACGGCATTTTTATGCTATTGTAAGCTAGCCAAATTGTAAAATATCAATGTTATAACATTAATGTTTAAACATTAGTTGTTTATGCAACTAATTGATAATTTTATGCTATGCCAAAAACCTGCCAAAAACCCCTCGGCAAAAACCTGCTAAAAATCCCACAGCCAAAAATCCAGCAAAAATCTTTTATGATTACCTTAACAAATAAAAACCTGCTAAAAATCTTTAATACTAGCAAAAACTCCTTAACTTCGATAAAAATAAACAAAAAGTGAGGCACACTATAAACTGCAACCTTTATTATGAAACATATCAAAATTGATGTAAAAACAGATTATTCTATTATTATTTTAAAATTACCAATAATGGATATAAAAATTTTATATAATGCTTGCATTGATATAATTAATGAGCATCCATCTATGTCAGGTTATACACATACAGCAATTAAACTAAAAGAAGCATTAAAACAAAACTAAACAAAAACCCCATCTATGTCATTTGAATTAATCACCGTCAAATATGGCTGCAAGTGTAGTCTTACTGGCAAAAACTTCTCACCAGGTGAGCAAGTCTATTTCAACTACCTATCAAAAACCTTCCTTGATCCTGTGTATTATGAGAATATGCAGAGCCAAATCAATTCAAGTGGAGTACAGTCTTATTTCCAAAGGCACCAAAAACTTAATAAAGTAACCCAAAAACCCTAATAATATGTCTAAATTTGAGTTCATTACAGAAACAAATACTATCACAGGTGGTGTAAGATTCTATACCGAAAAGGATGGTGAGTATGTAGATAGTTCTATTAGTGCTGACAAAGATAGTGCCTACGAAAAGTTTATTAAAGCTGCTAGTGGAGTATCTTTAAAGCCTACTAAAGAGGTAACTGAAACTATTTACTCCATAATTGAATAAGTATGCACCCTACACCAGCCCATCTAAAACAAAAAGGCCTTAAGGATTATTTTATGATAACCATAGATGGCCAAAGGCTTAAAAAAGATTACATCTACCGTGGTATGTTTATCCATTGGGATTCCAAAAAACCCCTAGATAAGTTCTACTATTGGAGAGGTGATTATTTCACATCGATTGAAGGAGCTATGCGTTCCATTGACAGACATTACAAATTATATAAAAAACTAAAAGATGCTAATTAGAGACTATCGTGCCCTATTAAAATACGGCGATATAAAGAAGATTTGTGAGATTACAGGGTACACACCTTATAAGATTCGCACTAGGTTGGCCAAGGCTGACGAAGAGATGATTGAGATTGTAGAAGCTTTCTATCGCAAGAAGATAGAAGAATTAAAAAACCAAATATATGACTTCACCGAATAAAATACACTACTACGCTATGCCAGGAATATTAAACTTTGAAGAACCTGATAGAGAATTACTAATTCAGTTCGTATGTAAGGAGATGAATGTAAGGTACAAGGATGCCTTGTCTAAAGATAGATCACGCATTCTAGTGCTTACTAGGAATATGTGCTATGCCATTCTTAAGACCTATGTAGGGGCCACAGTCGCCTCAATAGGCAGGTTATTTTTTCGTGACCATACAACTGTCCTTCACGGATTGCGTATGCACCAACAAGACCTAAAGACTAATGACATCTACCAGGAGCAATTTGATGAAATTAGATTCTTACTTAAACTTAATTTACCAACCAAAAAACACATAAAGTATGCTAAGTCAATTCGCACTATGGGATGATTCTGAAAAGCGATTATTCATCGCTAAGATTATCCACCAAATCAATTATTCACAAGCTAATCTTGAACTAATGGAATCTATCTTGTCTATATGGCAAAAGTATCCAACAAGAGAAGCTTATTATTATCAAGAAACACAACCAAAAAATCTAAACTATGGAACTACAAACAACTAGTCCTTCGTATGAGTTAATCAACAAGGACTCAATGCTTAAACTAAGCACAGAGTTATCTAAGCTAATCAAAGAGAAAGGCTTATCGTCTAACATTCAAGGTAAACAATTCGTTAATGTGGAAGGATGGCAATTTGCTGGAGCTTCACTAGGATTGATGCCAATTATTACATCTACTCAAGACTTATCAAATGAAACTGCTATTAAATATATGGCGACTTGTGAGGTTCGCAATATTACTACAGGTCAGCTCGTTGCTACAGGCATTGCCTTATGCTCGAATGCCGAAAAAACTAAGAGATACTTTGATGAATATGCTATTTTATCTATGGCACAGACAAGGGCGATTGGCAAGGCTTATAGGAACCTACTTGCTTGGCTAATGAAAGCAGCTGGATTTGAGGCTACACCTGCTGAAGAGATGGATTTTGCAGATGCGAAAGCAGATGCTAAGGCTAAGGATGAGCCCAAAAAACCTGTCGTACAAGAGGTAGAAGTAGAAGAGATAGCAGAAGTAGAAGTTGATAGAGTAGAATTAATTAAGCAGATTACTGACTGCACAAAAAATAAGGAGTTAGTAGATATATATTATGGATACAAGCAATACATAGATGGCGATAAAGCCTTACTAATGTTGCTTAAGTCTAAAAAAGAATCATTTACATCTAAAACAAAAAAGTAAATGAAAATAACTATTGAAATAGATGATTTAAGTGCAATAATACAAGATACAAGTATGGTTGATTCTATCGGTCATACATTTACTTTAATTATTAGAGCATTAAAAGCTATTGGCTGGGATGAAGATGAAATTAGACATGGCATAAATTTCATGTCAAATAAATACAAATTAAAAAACAAATAAAAATGAGTACAGAAATATTTTTACCCAAGGTAGAACTATCTACCTATGAACCGAGTAAGTTTAACAATGACTTAATCAAGACAACTATTGTAGAACACTTTAAAGAGACAGGCGATAGTGCACTTGAAACATTAGTTCGTATGGATGCTATCGCACAATTATTTGATGGTGTTCGTAGTGAGCTTAGAGAAATCGTAGTAGATGAGTTAGCTAAGTATCCTGGTGGTAAGGCTGATGTCTTAGGTAGCGAGGTTACTAAGATTGAATCAGGAGTTAAGTACATCTATGACCAAGATTATGCTTGGACTAAACTTAACAACGAAGTAGAGTCACTTAAGTATGCTCTTAAAGAAAGAGAGAAGATGCTTAGAACTATTAACACTCCTATGGTTGATCCTGAGACAGGTGAGATGGTACATCCAGCACCTAGAGTATCTACAACCACATTTAAAATATCCTTAAAGAAATAATTATGGAAAACTGGACAGTAGTAACTCAAATATTTCAAGAGTTTTATAGGTCAACAATATTTAGAGATGAATTTGTTGAATGGCTTAATGCAAATAAGCATATCTTATTACGAAAAGAAAGGGATCAAATGTATGATGTTTATAGTCGTATGAAAACACAAAAAGATATAACATTTGAAGAATATTTTAATAACCATTTTAGCCAAAATATATGAAAGAAACAATAGGGATGTTAAAATTCTTTTTTATTGCAGTACCTGTTTTTATTGTTGTCTATTGCTCTGCAATGGCAGTAGTAGAAATTAAAGAATATATATACAAATACAAATGATACACCAACTAAAAACCACCATAGATGTTCACACTCCTCTTGGGTACGGAAAAGCAATCGCCTGGATCGATTACGGAAGCGATACAAACACAGTTTGGAAAGTCGTACTATACGACACAGGTATGGTTAGGAACTTTTACGATGATGACATTCTCGTATATCCCAACGCAATGGATGGAGGAGAAATCGATGAAGAGTTCTTCGTCAAAAGAGAGTTTAAGTATAATAACAAACAATTTATAAAAGGGCTAAAAAACCATTTTAAACCATATGAGTCAAGAGATAAAGGGGATGGAGAATAATATACCTGTGAGAATGGTGTTTATAGACAACAAGGAAGAGATTCATTTTAAATCTATAGCAGCAGCTAGTAGGAAGTCTAAAGTGACAGCACAGAGCATTAGAGAATCATTAAACCCTATTGCTAGGAAGAAGTTTATGATTAAGCACTTAGATAAAGAGAGAGTAGTGGCTTTTAGGATACTACCTAAATCTTAGTATATTTGTTGTAGGATGTCGCATATCCATTTAAGATTTTTAGGGTGGAGGATGAAAAGCTAATGCGACTAGCTTGGATTCCGAAGCCCTTTTTTTATGTTATGAATACAGGAATGATTATTAAAAGTAAATCAGTAGATAGATTTACTTCTATTGATAACGAGATTATCAGAAATTTTGGATTAAGCTTAGAAGAAAGAGGTTTACTTATTTTTTTACTAAGTCTTAGACACGATTGGGTTATCTATAAAACTACTTTACACGAAAGAGTAGGTTGTTCTAAAGGTACACTTGATAGAGTTTTTAAAGGGCTGCAGGAAAAAGGTTATATCATTTCAGTAAAGGTTATTAATGACTCAGGACACTTTAGTGGATGGAACCACGTAGTTTATGATATACCGACTTCGACAAACACCGATGTCGGGGAAAGTGCCCCTATAAGTAATACTAATACTTCTAAACTATATATAAAGAATACTAAGTTTATAAGGCCTACGGCTAGTGAAGTTAATGAGTATGCTAAAGAAATTGGTTTTATATCATTAGATAGTTCTTATTTTTTAGATCATTATGATTCAAACGGATGGTTAGTAGGTAAAAACCCTATGAAGGATTGGAAAGCAGCTGTAAGAACCTGGAAAAGAAACTCATCAAAGTTTAATACTGAAGTATCACAAACAACTAAAATAAAGCTTAAGTAATGAATAAATATTTAGTTTTTAATAACGATTTAACAATACAGGAACATATAATGGCAGATAAGATTGCCTTCCAAGGTAGAAGTATTTTACTATTAATTAACGATGAAATCGTAGCATTATATCCATACAAGGATATATACATAAAACTTATAAAATAATGGATGTTATAAACCTACCTAAAAACCTTGAGCTAGAAGAGAATATTCTAGGCTCTATTCTACTAGATAAAAGAGCCTTGCCTTTAGTAGTCAACTACTTAAATGAAGAAATCTTCTACGATTTAAGGCACCAACTGATATTTAGAACTATTAAGCAGATGTATGATAAGAACATACAAATAGACTTAAGTACTGTATTCCAACGACTTATAGATAATAAACATTCTGAAGAAGTAGGAGCCTTATACCTATCAAAGATTACAAATAGTGTCGTATCTACTGCTCACCTAAACACTCACATAGAGGTAGTAATAGAATTATACAAGCGTAGAAAGTTAGCAACCCTGGGCAGACTAATGGAAGTTTCAGCCTTTGATGGTGCTGAATCTACTGATGATACCTTAGCTACCTTTAATAAACAACTATTAGGACTACAAGAGTTTGGTAATATATACGAAAAGACTATAGACCAAATCATTATGCAGCTAAATGAAGGTCGTGATGCTGCTGTTAGTGGTCAGTTATTAGGCATTAACACAGGCTTTATGGAGCTTAATAACACCCTTTGCGGTTGGGTAGATCCTGACTTTGTTATTATAGCCGCTAGACCAGGAATGGGTAAGACTGCCTTTATGCTTTCTAGTATCTACCACATAGCAATCCAAGGAGGCATCGCTACGGCCATTTTTAGCCTCGAAATGAGCTCCAATCAGTTAGTTGAAAGGTTAGAGTCAATTAGCTCTGAACTGCCCTTAAAACGTCTTAGAATGAATTTACTGACCGATAACGAAAAAGTTCACTTAATGCGAACTGACGACAAGATACTTACTTCCCCCATCTACATAGAGGATATGGGCGGTATTAGTGTAACCCAGCTACGAGCCAAAGCAACTATTCTTAAACAGAAGTATGGCATAAAGATTATCTTTATCGATTACCTTCAACTTATGAGTGGTACTGGCAAGTCAAACCAAAACCGAGAGCAAGAGGTATCCTACATAAGTAGGAGCCTAAAAGCACTTGCCAAAGAGTTGGAAGTACCTATTATCGCCCTATCCCAATTATCACGCAGAGTAGAAGAACGTGGGGATAAGATGCCTCAGTTATCTGACCTTAGAGAATCAGGATCAATAGAACAAGATGCTGATGCTGTGATAATGCTAATGCGACCAGGCTACTACGAACAAACCGAGTCAGTAGAAATTGGTGGTAGAGAATATTCTCCTAATGATTTAGTAGTTTGTAAAGTGGAGAAGAATAGACACGGAGCTACAAAAAACCTAGCGTTAAGATTTTTACCTGAAACAATGACCTTTCAAGATTATGTCCAAGGGCTATAGAAATAGAAGAAAGTTTGAGATAGAAGCTGCTAAGGCTGTAGATGGTACTTACCAAGCCATAAGAATATTTGCTAAGAGTACTAAGGTTTTAGTTATACACCAAACTGAAGCCTTAAAGAAGGGTTATTTTTTGCTAGAGTATGAGAACGATGGCAAGCCTAGTGGCATATCAGATGAAAGAGTAGAGTTTTTTGCTTTTAACTTAGACCTAAGAGATAGAATAGTTTTTATAAGAGCAGAGTTTTTACGAGTAAAGGCTAGAAGATATTGGAGAATAGGTGAGATAAAAGTGAAGGATAAAATAAAATATGTTAAGATGCCAACTGATGAACTTATTCGCTGGTATTAATGTATATTAATAATATATTGTAATTTTGGTGATGGCATACCTATCAGCAAGTAATTTAACAAAGATGATGTTAGACTTTTTAAAGGATGGTGGCAATGAAGTATGGAGGAATAATAACCTAGCTGTTAGAGGTAGGGCCTTCATAGGTAGAAAAGGAGTACCTGACATCATTGGTTACAATAAGAAGTATGGTTACTTTGTTTGCTGTGAGATAAAAGCGATTGGCGATAGAATGTCTCAGGATCAAATGGTATTTTTAGAAGAGTTATCAATGGCAGGAGGAACTGCAATGCTATGCCAACAAGTAAGAGATGAAACAATACAAGTAAAAATCTATAAAGATGGCGAAAACGAAGACTGGAGATTCGAGAAAGGTGAGCTTCGGAAGTAGAAAACGAGGTTCAGCTAAGAAATCATTTAATAAACATAGTGCTAAGCCGAAGGTTTACCGAGGTCAAGGCCGTTAAAACAAAACAAAATGGAAGAATTAGAATTAGAAAACAAGGAATTGAAAGTGGCTAAAACAGTGAAGAAAAACAAAGATGTTTTCTCACAGGAAACTTTTGACTTTTTACAACAAGTCTTAATTGACTTTGCAATAGATATGAAACATAGGCCTAAGCTAAAAGAAATCTTAGCAGCTACAAAGCCTGAATCAAAGAGCAATAGTATTTAATAAATAAAACAAAAAACAATGGCAGTAACTAAAGAGAAGATTTTCCTAGGAAGGTCTTTCACAATGAAGACAGCATTTGGGGAGTTTAAGAAAGTATCTTTCGGCCCTGATGATTTAAAGAAAATGAATGACTTTGCAGCAACTAATAATGGTTGGGCTAACATTCTTATTAAAAACAAAAAGGATGCTAAACCAGGTGAGGCAGGTTTCTACATCGAACTAGACACTTGGGTAGCTGACGGTAAGCCAAAGACGTCACTTCCTTTCTAAACTGAATCTTATGAAAACAAATATCAAAGAAATTGTAATTAATTTATTAGTTTTGTTTGCAGGTGTTTATTTACCATTTGCTTTTATAGTAAATGAGTTTAATCCACTTGAATGGCATTGGGTTACTAGAAGCTTATATGTGTTAACCTTGGTTGGTATGTTAACTTACGCAATGCAAGAGTTTAAGAAAAAGTAGTTTGTGTGTTTTTTTGAAATAAAGGTAAGCCTCTCGTTTCTACGAGGGGCTTTTTTATAATAAAACACCCCCAGTTTTTACCTGAGGGTGAAACCAAAAACCACCAACTATGAGAGAGCTTCTTAAGTATTCCTATTTGTTTTATCGTAGAACCTTGTTATAACGGTTCCGAATAAGGCCTCTTGATATCTCTTGATAAAAGAGTCTGAGCTCTCATTAATATAGAAGAAGTCTTGGGATTGCATATAAACATAGCATCTGTCTTTATCTTCATCATCTTCTGTTACTGATTCAACTAAATGAATGTTAATCCAAGCGTTACTTTGTTCGGTACACTCTTCTAAATCATAGCTATCGTCTTCCGTAAGCTGTTCGATTTGCAGTAACATCTCTTGCACTCTCTTTAATGATGATTAATCTTAGTTTCATTGCTACATCTTTCAGTCTATCTTCTAATAATTTCTGCTCTAATTTTAGAGCCTTAATTACTTCATCAGGATGTTGTTCGCCCATACAAATTTACGTTTTAATTATTACAGAAATAAAAAGTGCATACCTTATTGATTATCAATATGATACACACTTATTTGTTAATTGTCTAAAGTGAGTTTGTTAATTGTCTACTTTCTAGGTAGCCTTATTATCTTGCTACCTAATGGCATAGGCACGAATATAGCAATTCTTCCGTTATCTAAAACAACCCCACATCCTAATGTTGGTCGTTTGGGGAAAGGTCGTGAATATTCCATTGCGTAAGCGTTAATATCTATACCACAACCGACATTCATACCGAATATCATATCCTTATCTGAGCTACTATAAAGCACACCACCGAAGGAGTGTATGTGACCAATGACTGTTGATTGACGAGCATCTCTTGCTCTATTGATGGCACCAGCTTGTCCTGATGATCCTGTGCCGTGGGTATATAGAACACCATCTATTTCCCATTCTAAGGCCCATTTCCAGCCCTTAGGAGCTTCCCAAGCATCTTCATAAGATTTAATAAATCGTTCAGGCAATCCGTTCGCTATGGCCTTTCTTTTATGTAGGGCTGAGTGGTTACCTATACAGACTTTTACATTAGGGAATCTCTTGTACCAAATGTTAAGCTGTTGCATAGCCATAATAGCCTCCTTAGAAGCTGATTCCCCATTAGGGTTAGTCTCGTGGAATGAGATAGCGTGGTTATCTACTTCATCACCGATGTGAACAATTTCAGAACATTGGAACTTGTTGAATACCTCATAACAAAAGTCGAGGTACTTAGGATGGCAGAAGGGGAAGTGCGTATCACCTATGATACCCACGTTTTTGGTTTTAGCCATATTGGTTGGTTTTGGTTAGTATGGTGAGTAATGGCTCTTGCCATTTACCTTGGTTGCTCTCAAGGTTTGCTTTCTATTGTCTTTACCTCTATATCCTACGTGCACCCAATCAGGTTTCTCTTTAGTACCAAATTCCCAAATTAGCTGGTCGTAGTCAAGATTGTCTTTTATATAATTAAATACCTCTGTATTAGTAACTCCTGTTCCACTATCATCCATATCTATATCAGCCGCACGGCCTAGGCAATGATCTGAACTTACCGAGCCTCCAATGAAATGGTTGAGCATCTTTCCCCTGTATCCACTAGAAATATTGATTGAGCCGAAACGTAATCTAATCGGCTCAAGTACCTTTTCGCAAAGTGTCTTTAGGTTTTCTAAATGTTCTGCTGTAGGTGTATTATCTAAGCCTTCTCTTTTAGCCGATTCACTTCTAGTAAATTCTGATAACGCAAAATGTGCTGATAACTTCATAACTATTTTTTAAATATTTTCTCTACAGATGTTAAACCTAAACATCCGAACGCTAACAAAGCTACTGATTCTACTAGAATTGCTGATGGGGCTATATGCTCTTCACTAAAACTATTATGGTACATAGTAACGCATAACGTTACTACACATAACAAACCACATATACGCTTCATACTTAATTGACCTGATTCATCACAAAAGAATTGTCTCATTATTTTATACTTTGAAATTGTAAAACTATTATTGCTATTAAAATTACCTTTTGTGCGAAGTCGTATTTTTTGTCTTTTTGAACTTCGGCTTCTCTTGCGTAATAAGTGTTTCTATTTGCTTCATATTTCCACTTCCAATTATAGAAGCTATCTTTTGTTTGATATATTGTTTGATATAAGCTATCATATTTATTCTTTAATTTATTGTAATAAAATAGTGTGTCTTTCATCTCTCCCTCCTTCCCAC